ACCTCATCCCAAATTTCCATTGGTTAAGTTTTTTTACCTTTTATTGGATCTGGATATTTAAACTTAGCATAATCCCATTCATTAAGATCAGCCCTAGATTCTAATGGGCCAATACAGTCAGCTTTAAAGGGATCTCCATAAGTCATTGGTTTCTCAGATTTGGTTTTATCATAAGTAATATAACCTTTACCTTTCGTCATTTGTTTTATTTTTATTGTCATCCTACTCTCCTTCTTTCTTGGATTGGTTGATTGCTAATTTAACTAAGGCTTCTAAACCTTTCATGTCTAAATCTTTCTCATCTCTATTACTTTGTTCTATCAAATCTTTCATTAACTTTTCTTTAGCATTTTCTATTTCCATTATCTTAAGATCTTTTTTAGTTTCGTTATCTAAAGAAGTTTTCTCACGTTTGATATTATCGGATGCTCCTGCCTTGAGCATATCTATAATCTGTTCATTCTCATCCAGTTCTAATTTTTTATTCTGTAGTTCCATTTCAGCAGCCTGAACCATCGTATCAGATTTAATTTTCTCTTTCTGTAGTTCTACTTTGGCTTGTTCTAGGGATACCAGTTGCTGTTCTGGAGACTGTGCTTTTCCTAAAGCTTGATTAGCATTCATAACTTCTTGTGCGGCTTTGCCCATTGCCATCTCTATTACAGAAGGATCTTGAGCTTGTTCTGGCGGCATTTGTTTCATCATTCCTTCTGCAATACCATTCATCTGTTCTTGGTATTTCATTACGGAATGTTCTTGTATGTTAGCCTGAAGTATGGGTTGTATTCTCTGCATAATAGGATTAGCTCCATTAGCAGGATCTTGGAGGTAAGCCATCTTAGTTTGTATATGAGCATCATGGTTCTGTCCCGGAAAAGCAGCTATCGGTATTCCCTTAGTAGCAGCCATGATATCTGATACAGGATCAAGAGGTTTAGGCTCTAGTTTTAAAGGAAGTATCTCTTCCAGATTAGGCATATTAGCTGCATGAAGTATTGTTCTATTTAATGCTTCAAGATTAAACATACCGGGAGGAGACTGTTGCGCCATCTGCAAAGCCATATTAGCCAGCATCATGCGATGAGCATTACTAGGTATATTAGGATCAGAGACAGGAACAATATCTACTCTTCCATCAAAATCATTTTTAAAGATACTTCTATCTTCATTAGGAACATCATAAGGATATTCATTAGGAAGATAATCATAATCTATCTTTGCCAGAACTCTGAACTCATCTTTCTGGGATTTATGTAACCGTTTATGTACCGCCGAAAAGAACTTGCTACTGGCTTCGAGAAGAGCCATTGTCGTACCAACGGGTCCATAGGAGGCAGCATCAGAGATAACCTGCTCTGTGCTATCCGCAAACTTCTGACCTGTAGAAGCTACGAACTGGAGCATCTGGAATAGAGTAGAGGAAGGCTCTTTATAGGGGAGAGGAATAATAGCCTTTGACAAATCCATTCCAGTTGCATCAACCTCCTTGAACTCACCGGGAGAAATAGGTTCGTTGTCACCAACTATCCTAAGTCCCTTGGCCTTGAAACCTCCTTGAAGATTAGAAAACTGACCTGCATCTATAAGGGATCTCATTGCAGCAGTTGCACTCATCGTTAAATTTCCAAGGAAATGTATCAAGCCCAATCCATAAAAACCAAAACCGGGAACAAACCTGTAATGGACGAAGTGACTTTTCTTTTCCATATTAGGATCATCTGGTTCATAGTTCCTACGAATACTGAGTACTTGTCTTGTCTGTTCTTCAACAGTTACAATATAGGGGAGTGATTGATCTTTATTTTCAATATCTAAATAACAGTGTTGTTCTAATAGAATATACTGAGGATCGTTATCAGCAGAAGGAGACAATCCCAAGATAGTGTCCATTTTTTGAGTCAGGGTTGTTATATTAGCTTGACTAGGTGTAGGAAGTTCTATATCTTTATAGACCCCTGCCAAAATATCTTTCTGTAATTCTACAGGACTTTTATAAATAACATGTGTATACCTGTCTGCATTCCTTAGATCCGTTGCATAATAAGACACATAGAACTGATCTATAGGAATAAACTCTGAGACAGGGCGATTAAGAATAGAACTATAGTATATCTTTTTGAATGCCGATCCGATTAGAGGGAGATGGAAAAGCATTCTCTCAAACTCATCAAAGTATTCAGGCATCTGCTCAGTTAACTGATAATTCATAAAGTTCTGAACACGATTAGCTTGCATTTGTTTTTCAGGTGTGGAGTTGCCCAGTATATTCGCCTTCACTGGGCCTCCGCTAGGAAAGAGTTCCTGAGAAGACTTTGATTGAAACTTGACGGCTGATTCAATTAACAGAGGGTGTACGGCTGTACAGGCTCCTTCAAAAGGTTCTGATCCCGGCTCAAGCTTAAGTCCTAATAGATCAAAACCTCGTTCAAACATAGACTCCCATTCTCCTCTGGAATCCTTGTCTGCCTGAAAGTTATCTCTTACCTCAGTTGATATGTCAACTAAAGTCTGCTCATCCAGAGTATCTGCAATATCACTATACCATTCAGCAACATCTTCAGAAGGTTCCATAGATACTTCTTCTTCTACTTCACTTGCAAAATCTACAACTACTCCACCGTCATCTTCGACTTCAAACGTAGCATCAAGCTCTGTTTCAGAAACTTCTGGAATTACACTGGGAGGTGCTTCTTGCGGTATTTGATCGTAAGGATTTTTTTCAGTAGCCATTATCTATCCTATGTAAAAATATTTCTATTATATAATCTATTAACACGTTCTTGCATTTCTTCATTTAACTGTGCTAAAGAAGAAGGTTTCGAACGAGCTTCTAAAATTTTTTCAAGAGGGGTAGACTCTTTTTCTATTACTTCTTTCGTAGAAGCTACTTGTACAGGACGGCGTTTTAATTTCTTTGGTACTATATTCTCTCCTCTTAAGCTTCCGCTTTCTATATTAGCTCTTTCTGTATCGCTTGTAAAAGGTATAATTGTTCCATCCTTTTTTATGTAGACACTTTCTCCATTTACTTTAGCTGTTCCCCATATATTCAGCAAGGCTGGTATACCTCCTGCTAGTGCATCAAGTCCTCTAACAGCAAGAGGTGTAGCAAGCTCTCCTAACCAATCTCTCCAACCACGCTCTCCTACTTTAGCTTCAGGTAACAATCCTGTAGATTTTGTAACATCTGTAAGACCAAATTTCTCAAATGCTTTGTCTGGATCTGATAGAACAGCATCTACTATACTTTCTCTATACTCTTCACTATCTACAAAATCTTCTGGAAATTTATCTATTTCTTTATTATATGCTTCTCTTAATCTATCTTGTGCAAGTTTTGTGGCATGTCCGAACATAGCTCCAAATACATCTTGGTTTCCTGCATATGAATCACGGAGAGTTTCTAACATACTAGAACCATACTTATTTATAGCTCTATCATAATCTACATCTGCACTAAATAACTCTTGTGTAACTGGATCACGCCTTCCACCGGGATAGTTTGCTAGGTGTTGATTTATATATCTCCTTCTAGCTCCTGCATCTTGTTCTGCATTTTCTTTTCTAGTTGCTCCTAGTTCTGCAAAAGTAATCGGAGCAACACGTTCTGTACCAGCTTCTGTATATACATCATCAATTCCTTCATACATTTTACTATATTCTTTTGGATCATAGAGAGACATGGCTGTTGGAAAATCTGAACCCGCCTGTGGATCTATATCTGTATCACCCATTCCATAAGTACTTATATCTCCAGATTCCATACCTATATTTATATCTTCTGCTGTCATATCTTCTGTAATATCCCAAGGATCTGCACCATACGATCCATAATAATAAGCAGGTTTACCCAGTACCTTCTTACCACTCCCACCCATCTTTTTGAGTACTCTCTCTTCTTGTGGATTGGCCCAGACAAGTCTGTGTGGTTGCCCGTTTATATTTATAGAATCATTTATTCCTGATAACCCTCTGGGCATTGTTTGTCCTCCATGTTTAAATGCGGCTGTTGTATCTATAGGTACTTCATCTATAAAAGTTGTATCTGTTT